AGCAAGAATGGAAAGGTGTTTGGTTCTTGCAGAACTGGTCTGGCGGCTATCCTTACTGGAAGCAGACCTCCTACAACGGCAACTTCCGCAAGAACTATGCTGGCATCGGTTACACCTACGATCCCCAACGAGACGCGTTTATTTCACCAAAACCAACACCAGACGCAGTATTAGACGAAGCAACGTGCCATTGGATTGTTCCTAGCGATTCTGTAGGCGCAGATTCTGTAGGCGCAGATTCAGTGATTTCTATGTAACCATATGACATGTTTGGCAATTCAGCATTCTCTGAAGTACCATTCTCAGCTCTACCAGCAGCGGGTGGTGCAGGCGCTATAACCATAACCCCTGGCGTAGGGGCTATTACAGTTGCCGGTGCCGCGCCAACAGTTCTATTAGATCGATTCATAACCCCTAATACAGGGACGATTGTTGCAGCAGGTTCTGCACCTACTGTATCCCAAGAAACATTTATTACCCCAGCAACTAGGGCTGCGACATTTGCCGGTGCCGCGCCGACTGTCATTAGGAATACGACAGTAACACCCTCTACTGGGGCTTTAGTACTTACCGGTGCCGCGCCGACTGTAGACCTAACAAGGCTAATAACTCCCAATACTGGGGCGGCAATATTTGCCGGTGCCGCACCAAATGTAGCTCGTCAGATAAGCATTACACCCAATACAGGCGCAATCGTTACGCAGGGCGCAGCGCCAAATATTGCCTCGGGCACATTTATAACTCCGAATACAGGCAGTGCTGTATTTAACGGCATAGCGCCGACAGCGTTCACAGGCTCAGGAATTGTCCCAGGAGAAGGCACGCTCACCTTACAAGGTGCTGCGCCAATAGTTTTACTACCAAGAGAAATTACACCCTCAACAGGTGCTGCGACATTTGCTGGGTTTACGCCAACAGTTATACAAGGTGCGTTAGTTACACCCAATACAGGTGCTGCGACATTTGCTGGTTCTGCTCCTGAAATTCGCCGTGAATTTATTGTTATCCCAGGTGGAGCAAGCCTCACAACTGCCGGTGCCGCGCCAACAGTTATACAAGATAAGTTTGTTACGCCTTCGGCAGGTGCCTTAGTAACGCAGGGTTTTGCGCCTAATGTTATTAAGACTTCGCAGACCATAACACCTGCATCGGGCAGCTTAACTACACAAGGCTATGCGCCGGACATCGTAGCGCCAAGGACAATAACACCTTCGACAGGCGTACTAACACTTGTTGGTGCGGCTCCGATAGTAGGCTCCGATATAAATATAACCCCCTCCGTTAGGGCAATAACGATTGCAACTGCAGCGCCTTCAATAGTTAGAGGGAATGTTGCAGAACCGGGAACGGCTAACTTAACGCTTGTCGGGAACACCCCGACAGTTATCACAACCCGCACAATTACACCAGCCACGGGTACACTTACGCTTGTTGGCTACGCACCTAAATTTAGTAATCCAGATTGGGTGCCTGTTAATGATGCCCAGATTACAACTTGGGTTCCTGTAAATGAGGCACAGACCACAACGTGGGTTCCTGTAGCGGCCTAGGAGTAAAATATGTCAAGCACATACTCAAAATTAAAAATTGAACTCATAGGTACTGGCGATCAGTCAGGTACTTGGGGTACAACTACCAATAACAACTTTGGCTCATCAAGTGGGTATCGTGGGCTAGAGCAAGCTATTGTGGGTATGGCTACGCTAGTGACAGGTGACTTCACCACTAACTCCTACACACTGCCCTACACCGACAGTAACGACGACCAAGACTTCCGCTGTCTGGTATTAGACATTACAGCTACGCTATCAGGTGTCGGTACAGTTATTGTCCCAGCAATTCAAAAGCCTTATATCGTGATGAATAACTCATCCGGTGGGCACGCTGTAACAGTCAAAGTATCTGGACAAACAGGAATCTCTGTACCTAACGGTGCAAAGGTTTTACTCTATAACAACGGCACGGATGTAGGCACTGCGGTTACTTATTTAACGTCATTGACGTTAGGATCTCCACTGCCAGTAGCTTCTGGTGGTACAGGTATTACGGCTTTTGGCACAGGTGTAGCTACAGCTCTAGGGGTTAACGTTGGCAGTGCCGGAGCTTTTGTAATTAATGGAGGGGCGCTTGGTACACCTTCATCAGGAACCTTAACAAATGCCACAGGTTTACCCCTTTCTACTGGTGTAACGGGCACATTACCCATAGCTAACGGTGGTACAGGTATTACGGCTTTTGGCACAGGTGTAGCTACGGCTCTAGGGGTTAACGTTGGCAGTGCCGGAGCTTTTGTAATTAATGGAGGGGCGCTTGGTACACCTTCATCAGGAACCTTAACAAATGCCACAGGTTTACCCCTTTCTACTGGTGTAACGGGCACCTTACCGATTGCTAACGGCGGAACGGGAACAACCTCTACGACCTTTGTTAACTTAGCTTCTAACGTCATAGGCACCTTACCGATTGCTAACGGTGGTACAGGTTCAACATCAACAACCTACGTCAACCTAGCTTCTAATGTCACAGGCACACTCCCCGTAGGTAACGGCGGCACGGGAGCAACAACTTTTTCAAGCGGCGCTCTTTTAAAAGGCGCTGGTTCTTCAGCAATAACAACTGCAACTGCTGGTACGGACTACCTTGCGCCCCCATCAGGTACGTCAATCTTAAAAGCTAATTCTGGCGGTGCTCTTGCTAATGCAACTGCTGGCACAGACTACCTTGCACCTCCATCCGGCACATCAATCTTAAAAGCTAATTCTGGGGTGCTCTTGCTAACGCAACTGCTGGTACGGACTACCTTGCGCCCCCATCAGGTACGTCAATCTTAAAAGCTAATTCTGGTGGTGCCCTTGCTAACGCGGTGTCAGGTACAGATTACGCTCCAGCTACTTCAGGTACATCCATTCTTTATGGTAACGGCTCTGGGGGGTTTTCTAACGTAACAATAAGCACCGGTCTTAATTTTAGTAGTGGTGTGTTAACTTCAACTGGCAGTATGACTTATCCCGGTGCTGGTATTGCTAACAGTACCGGTTCTGCGTGGGGTACGTCTTATTCAACAACAGGTTCTGGCACGACGGTTGTGCTGTCTGCTGGCACACCGGTATTTACTTCTGATGTAACTATAAACACTATAAGAGCTGGACTTGGTAATAGTAGTAGACCAACTAACACTGCATTCGGTGTAACAGCACTAAATGCCAACACTACCGGAGCCTATAACACAGCAGTAGGGTACAACGCTTTAAAACTACATACTAACGGTATCAGTAACGTAGCTGTAGGTGAGGGCGCATTAGAATCTGGAGTTGCGGACTGCGACTATAACGTCGCTGTAGGTTCTGGAGCTTTACAAAACGCCACTGTTGTAAACGGTAACGTAGCTGTTGGGGCTAATGCACTTCTTAATAGTACAGGTGAAGCAAATGTAGCTGTAGGTGGGTTTGCTGGACAAGCTGCTACATCAGCTTATGACAATGTATTTATAGGTTATAACGCCGCTTATTCTCTTACTACAGGGGATAACAATGTTGTTATTGGTAGTCAAGCTGGGTACAGCACCACTCCCTTAACTACAGGAAGTAACAACATCATCCTGGGGTACAACGCGTATTCCACATCAAGTTCAGTAAGTAATCAAATTACGTTAGGTAATTCAAGCATAACTACCTTGCGGTGTCAGGTCACATCAATAACTTCTTTGTCTGATGCTAGGGATAAAAAAGATATCAAAGACATCCCTGCTGGGCTAAGCTTTATCAATAGGCTACGTCCTGTTTCTTTTGTATGGAATATGCGGGATGGCGGTAAAGTTGGCGTACCAGAGTTTGGCTTTATCGCTCAAGAACTTCAGCAAGCACAACAAGATGCAAACGTAACGGTACCTAACTTAGTGATGGATAACAACCCTGATAAGTTAGAAGCTGCTGCGGCTACGTTGATTCCTGTGTTAGTTAAAGCTGTTCAAGAATTATCAGCCGAATTAAAAGCAGTTAAGGCAGAACTAGCTGCAATGAAAGGGTAAGCATGATTAATTATGTAAGAGGTATAAAAGAACTCTATACGCTGCCTGAACAGAACGGGCAGTCAAATGTTGTCGTGCAAGTTTTATTTACTACTACGGGTACTGATTCTGAAAACCCACAAGCCACTGCATCTACCGTAAACACAGTTGTTCTTGAATATTCCGAGGGTGCTTTTACCCCATTTGAGCAGCTGTCTGAAGCGCAAGTACTTACTTGGGTGGAAGAAAATATAACACCAAGAATGCGAGAAATAATAATTAAAAATATTGAAGATCAGATTAGACGAAAATTAACACCTATCATTAAGCCTCAAATTCAACCGCTTCCTTGGGGCTAGTAATGTTTGAGTTACTTGGCGGCGGATTAATGGGTTCTATCTTCGGCGGCTTATTCAGGCTTGCCCCTGAAGTGCTTAAGTTTCTCGACAAGAAGAACGAACGCCAGCATGAATTGAGTATGTTTCAACTCCAAACAGATCTGGAAAAACTTCGTGGTGAGTTTAGGGTTGAAGAAAAATATGTTGACCATAGCATCACCCAATTAGACGCAATTAAAGAGGCTTTCCGTGAGCAATCAGAAACTGCAAAATCCGCAGGGTGGTTCGTATCTGCAATCTCGGCACTTGTTCGTCCGGGGATTACATGGTGCTTGTTCGGTATGTATGCAGCCGTTAAAGCTTGCGCTATCTATATGGCGTTCTTATCGGATGCACCGTGGTACGAAGTTTTAAAAGCCAACTGGAATGAAGATGACTTTAGTTTGTTTATGATGGTGGTGAGTTTCTATTTTATCGGTCGGCCGATAGAGAAGTATCAAAAATCATGAGCAAAAAAATTCCCATAAACTGTAGTCATTGCGGCAGACTGTTTGAGCGTAAAAATGGCGGTAGGGAAAAGCAGTGTTCAACCGCCTGTCGGTTTTGGTCTAAGGTAAGTCGCGTAGAAAGCGGATGCTGGGAATGGCATTGGTCTGTATTTACGCAAACAGGATATGGGCAATTTGCACTGAATTCAAAAACTCCTGTAAACGCACATCGCATGTCATGGGAGCTTACTAATGGATCAATACCTTCTGGGTTATTAGTTCTGCATAAGTGCGACAACCGCAAGTGCGTGAATCCAGAGCATCTTTTCCTTGGAACTGATGCAGATAATATGCAAGACAAGGCTAAAAAAGGCAGATCATCACGCCACTGGCTTGGAAAAACACGATCTGAAGAATCGGTGAAAAAACAATCTGAATCCATCAAAATATGGTGGCAAAAACGCAAGCAATTAGCAACAGAAGAAAACCGTAAGTCGTGAATGAAGAAGCGAAGAAGTTAGCCAGAGATGTACTCATTAAGCCCTTTGAAGGCTTAGCAAAGCGTTTGCCTGACGGACGAGTAACTGCTTACCCTGATCCCGGAACCCGTGGGCATCCTTGGACGATTGGGTGGGGTGCGACAGGGCCAGAGATTCAGCCGGGGACGATTTGGACGATTGAGCAGTGCGAAGATGCGCTTGACCATCACATCACTTACTTTTATGTAGGACTTTGCAAACTTAGTCCGACATTTCCAAATGCCTTCCCCCGACGCATTGCCGCCGTGACTAGCTGGGCATACAATTGTGGCTTAGGGAACTATCGGGTTTCTACGTTTAAACGGCGTGTTGATGCGGGGGATTGGGATGGTGCAGCCGATCAATGTATGTTGTGGAATAAAGCTGCTGGAAGAGTTCTCCCCGGACTCACTCGCCGCCGTGCGGCAGAAGCTGCCTTGATGAGGTGAGTAATGCCGCTCAAGAAAATTATTTTTAAAGCTGGTGTTAATAAAGAAAATACCCGCTATACCAACGAAAACGGTTGGTATGTTTCTGACAAAATTAGGTTTCGCCAAGGCACACCCGAAAAAATTGGTGGGTGGTCACGTATTTCTGCAACCACCTTTTTAGGTATATGCCGTTCTTTATGGAACTGGGTAACGTTAAGTTTTCTCAACTTAATCGGTGTTGGTACAAACCTTAAGTATTACATTGAGTGGGACGGAAACTATTACGACATTACACCTATTCGTGCGACGACAACGCTAGGTACTAATCCATTCACGGGTAACGGCACAACAACAGTTACTGTCACGGCTAATACTCATGGCGCTATCACTGGGGATTTTGTAACTTTTAGTGGGGTTACGGGAACTTACGCATCTCTTTTAAATGCCGAGTATCAGATAACAAGGATTAATGCTAATTCTTATACCATTACAACAGCTTCTGTTGTAGCGGCTGGCGCTACAGGGGGTTCCGCAGTTGTTGCTGCATATCAGTTAAATGTCGGCCCGTCGATTCAAGTTCCCTATGCTGGATGGGGTGCAGGAAGTTGGGGGTCAGGGGCATGGGGTCAAGGTACAACAACTACAGATGCCATACGTATCTGGTCTGCAAATAATTGGGGGGAAGATTTAGTCTTTGGTCCTCGCGGTGGTGGGTTGTATTATTGGGATGCTACGAGTGGGCTGTCTGCTAGGGGTGTTAATGTCAATACTTTAGGTGGTACGGTAACGCTAACTATTGCCTCACCTTGTGTTATTACTTTATCAAACGTCTTTGCAGAGGGCACAGCCATTAAGCTAGCTACTACAGGCGCACTCCCTACTGGACTAACCGCAGGGACAACTTATTATTTACTAAACGTCAACGGCGTAACCGCTAACCTGTCTGCAACTTTGGCTGGTACAGCTATTAATACTTCGGGTACTCAGTCAGGAATTCAAAGTATATCTACGATTGTCGATGTACCGACTTTGCAAAATTATATTTTTGTTTCGGATACGTCCCGGTTTGTCATATTGTTTGGTACAACTGACTATGGTAGTACCACCTTAGACCCTATGCTGATTCGTTGGAGTAATCAGGAGTCAGTCGTTGATTGGGTACCTTCATCATTAAACCAAGCAGGGTCGGTCAGGCTTTCTCACGGTTCGCAGATTATTAGTGCGGTACAGGCTCGTCAGGAAATTGTGGTCTTTACCGATTCGTCTTTATATTCACTTCAGTATGTTGGCGCACCCATTGTCTGGGCTTCGCAGCTTATTGGGGACAACATCTCTATCGTTAGTCAAAACGCTGCCATAATTGCTTCGGGGCGGGTGTACTGGATGGGTGTAGATAAGTTCTATGTTTACGATGGACGGGTGCAGACTTTGCGTTGTGATCTACGCCGCTACGTATTTGGTAATATCAACTTAGCGCAAAACGAACAGATCTTCTCTGGCACTAATGAAGGGTTTAATGAAGTCTGGTGGTTTTATTGCTCTGCAAGCTCTAACACTATTGACTCGTATGTGGTCTACAACTATGCCGAGGATGTCTGGTACTACGGTACGTTAGGGCGTACGGCTTGGCTTGATTCGGGTTTAAGGGACTACCCCATTGCGGCGACTTACAGTAATAACCTTGTTAATCACGAATATGGTATCGACGACAACACGACAGGTGTCCTTGCACCAATTGAGGCTTACATTGAGTCTGCTGAGTTTGACATTGAT